TTTCAATAATACAATTCATCTTTATCAAGCAACTTTTTATATTTGTTAGATTTTCTATTGTATATTCTTCTTTGCCATATAATCGTTCCATGCCTTGACGAGTTACAAGCCAATTTTTACCCGATTTTCTAGCTTCATCATCGGTAAACTGTTTGTTTGCATATCTCTTTAAGCAGCATTGCTTAATAGAATCAGCTGGTACATTCCATCTTTCACCAGCCTCTTGTGTAGTCATTACGTCATCTAGTTCAAATTTCAATTTTATCACCCTCTAACTAAACGTTTAATTACTAGTATCAAAACAATAATAGTTGCTATATTAATCAGCCATTCTAAATATTGCATAATTCACCTCGTTGATTTACAATGATGTTGAAAAGGTGGCGGGGCTTTCACCCGCCTGCTTTTTACTACTCCTTGCTAACAAGTTTTAGTATTGCTAGTGCCAGTACCAGTGGCGTCAGCGCATTTGCTAAACTTGTTAGCTTTTCTATTATGTCCACTATCATCACCTCCTTCCCTATGTCTACATTATAACACGTTTTCGTGTTATATGCAAGCATTTATTTATAATTTTATAAACAAAAAATGGCCTACCAACCTAGATATTTTCTAAGTTAGTAGGCCTTTTATTTATAGTTGCGTGTATCCACCATTACTCGCTATGGAGATGTATGGATCACCTCTCATTCATCGATGAATTACCACTCCAATGGTTGCCCCCGCCCCTACCATCTGAGATAGGTTGCGCTGCATCCGTAGTCGTTTGATTGTTCTCTTGTCGTTGTCGATTTGCCCTTTCAATTCGGTCAAAGAGTTCTGCATTTCGTTCAAGGTAACTTCTTGCTTCACTAAGTCCGCTTTGGCTTTGTCCAATTCTGTCGTTAATTTGTCGATTGTAGTCTTGGCTTCGTTCAATTCTTGTCGCTGCTTCACGGCTATAGTCTGCGCTTCGGTCAATGGAACGTTGGATACTTCGATTAAGCTCAGTGCTTTCTCGTTGTTTTTCTTGAGCTCGTTCCACTGCGTTAAGGGTACGCTGATAGTCGGTTCCGCTTGGTTGGTAGAAGATATATCCGATGCAAAGGCAGATGAGGACCCCAATACCACCGATAATAATATAGCGGTAAGTAGTGTTATTAAATAATACTTTGATTTTGTCATACATTATACCCCTCCTGCGTAGTCAGTAATTCCCCTAGCAATGGCACGTACGATAGTGTCTAAATCATTAGTTAGCATAGCATGGTCATCTTCGTTATCGATGAAGGCCATTTCAACTAACACAGCAGTTGCGTCCGTACCATTTAGCACCCAAAGGTCATCACGTTTCTTAACGCCACGATCAACTGTATTAATGCTTCTGATAATTTGGCTTTGGATATCATTAGCTAAGCGTTGCCCATTAAAGGACTTGTACAACGTTTCTGTACCTCGAGCTTGCGTATTAAAAGCGTTGCAGTGAAGAGATACAAAGATATCTGCGCCCCAAGCATCAGATTCAGCACATACAAGGCCTAAATCATCATCTTGTAGAGTGCGAACTTCACACCCTGTTGTTTCAAGATAGCGTGCCAACATCTTGCCTGCATCACGGGCCACATCACATTCACGAGTACCATACACAGGATTGACTGCGCCACTATCTAAGTTAATATCGTGTCCTGGATTAATAAATA